TTATTGAATAAGCATCGCCGCTAGAATGACCAACAGTCGTAAAATCAATATCACCTGTAACGCCAGATCCAGCATTATTTGGTATGCCGCTAAATCTATCGTCGTAATATTCATCTCCTGTACTGTCAGCTGGTAAAGGTATTGCTAGAACATTTGTAGTTGCATCGAATTCAAGATCAACGCCCATACCTCTAGTTGCCCAATAAATCCTAGCTATTGACACACTTGTGCATGCTGCACCTGTACTGTTAGCTTGTAGCGCAGAGACATCTACTTTTTTTACAGAAGATTCTCCAGTGCCGTCTGATTCATTAGTGAACTTTAAAATAGCAACTCTTTCACCATCCTGAATAGTTTGGGATGTTACTGTATCAGCCATTATAAGCCTCCCTTATCTTTCTACTGCCGCTACTACGTAATCAATTGTCATAGTTTGAGCAGAAGCTTCACCGTTTTGAATACCAAAAGAAACTGTAAGTTCTTCATCATCAGGTAAATTAGTTATAGCAACTCCAACAGGTTCAGCATTATCTATAGAATAAAAAACTTGCGAAGCATTTTTATCTAAAAAGAAAGTTGTTGTAATGAATGTATCATCAGACATAGTCGCAACGTCTTCTGTTGTAGTGGCACTGTTGTCTTTTTCTACTAAGAAATCAAGACCAGCATCGCCATCAGCAGATATGAAGAAAACACCATCAGTTGTGTCCAAGGGTGTTGTGTCTGTGATGCCTAGACCCATGACAAAATCAGATTGATCTACATCGTTTACTTTGAATCTAGCTGAGAAGTAAGCGTCTTTGCTTGTACTAAGCTTGAAACCCTCACCTTTGAGCTGTAAAAAGTCTAAGTCATTGTCGCCAGCTGCGTTCGTAAGCAATAATGCTCCACCCGCAGATGATGTGACTGCTTCTGAAGCGCTTCCTGTACCTGCTTCAGTAGTAGTTATTGTCCAATCACCAGAGTTATAAGTGAAAAAATCATTTTGGTACATGTAGTACGTTTGATCTGATGGATATGGAACGAACATAGGTTGGTTTTTCTTATGCTTTGTAGCTTCAGAATTACCCGCCCATAGTATTAAGTTTTGGAAATGTGGATTAGCCATTATGAACTCCTTATATTTGTATTAATGGAAACTGCATGCAGCCCTCATTAAGCTAATTAAACACTTTTCTATCATATATTCATTTTTTTGATAAATAAAGTAAAAAAAAGGGGATGCCTAAGCATCCCCCTTTCCTAGTAGTCGGGTGACGGTGACTACTATATACCGTTAAGCTCCTTGAGAACCGAAAACAGCTCTAAAGTTAGAATATCCAAAAGAATATCTTTCTCTAGCTTTGTATCGCATGTTTCCTGTATCAAAATCACCTTCTAACGCTGTAGAAAGTGGAGATCTTTCAAAATGCTTGAATCCATCAGGACAATCAGTTTTGATGAAGAAAGCGTCCGTATCAGTTAAGTAGTGGTTTACTACATAACCATCTGGAAGCATACCCATATTTCTAATTGCATTGATGTCATTATCAGAAGTTCCTACTCTCCCTGGGGTTTGTAGAAGTCTATCTGCAACAAATTGAAGTTGAGGTGGAACGATTAATTTCATTCCTCTCAAGGCTATAACCAAACCTCTATCATCAGTAAATGTTGATATTGAAATCAAGTAATCTTCTAATGAAGTTTCATTAAGGTCGGCCATAGTAGTAGCTCTGTTTGCTAACGATCCACCACCGCTAAGAGGGTGATCCGTTGCAATCAAGACTTTACCATCTCCGCCCGCTACAGAGAACGCATTGTTCAATACAGCAGCAGCCTTAATTTGTTTAGTATTAGCCATTGATCTAGCCAAAGCTTTGGTGTATCTAGCACCAAGTCTGTCGTATAGATTATCTTCAACAGCTTCTTCTGTTAATGCAAAAGCCAAAGCAATTGTTTCGTGCGTGTAACGAGAAGTATAGCCTTCGGTAGCGTTATCAAACCTAACGCCAGTTCCTTCTGCTTTTACCTCTGCATTACCGAAACCTGAAATCAAGACTTCTTCTTCAAACGCTCTGTCCGAAGCTTCTGTTTCAAAAATTTCAGTATGTTCAGCCTCATACCTGGAGTATTCCAACCCAAAAAGGGCGTTCAATCCAGGCTCTAGTTCTTTCGCTAATTGCGCTCTATTTATTGCCATTATTAAACTCCCGTTACTGTGGTATAGAAATGCTCATTAATATATACGATTGCATTTATGTTTGCAGAACTTGTATCGCTATTATCAGGATCAGTAGAGAATCCAACGATTCTAAACTGTGCTGTAGTAGCCGCTGTGGTAGAAGAAATTTCTGCCGCAGACATACCAGTTTTAGTAGACCCAGAAGTGTAAGCCAACTCTACGTTGTTACCTACAGCTGTCTGAGCTAAAGATCCTGTGCATTGCACTTCGAAAAGTGTATTAGGATCATCTTCAACAAATGCAACAATATCCGAAGAGGTAGTTTGTGTAGGATAGTGTGAAGAGAAAATTACATCTCCTGTGCTATCCGTAAACTTACAACCCCTGAATATTCCCAATAAAGTTGTTGCAGCACCAGCTACTAAAATAGTACCTGTGTTCAACATCTTGACTGGGTCGCCCGAAAAGATATTTCCAGTTGCGCCAGAAGCAATCGAATATTCGGTTACGCCTTCATTATTGTGCGAACCGCCTTTTTTGCCTACTGAACGAAACCCGAAAGGTGCATCTTTATTTGCCATAATAAGTTTTCCTTATTCAGTCAGTTAATTAATTACAGTGATAATCAATCGCGATTACCACCACCAAAAGTTACGCTTGTTTTTCTCTCTGGTTTTAAAATCGGAGAGCTTGGATCAGATTCCCTCATCAAATCATTGTCAACTGCATCTTGTTGCACTTGAGCGCGTTCTGAAAAATAGGCGTTTCTTTCATTTCGCGTTTCTGTAGGAATCTTGGCCAAAAGCAAACCACCCACGGAAACTACTCCTGAGTGCCTTCCATCGTCAAGCGTAGGAATTTCGAATCCATTTAACTCTTCAGCCCTAACAAGGTCGAAACCTTCTCTAAGCCTAGCAGTTACATTTTTTCTATCTTCCTGTCCAACGATTTCAGCTCTTATCCACCTGTATTCGTATCCTTCAGGTGCATCAGGTGTTTCCAACATTGATGGACGACGCCAAGGTTTGCGAGCAGTATCTTTCGCTCGAGTTTCAGCAGAACGTGAAGTTCTGTTTTCAGCAGATGCCTGAGCATCAATTGATTCGTTTTGTTCTATTTCGTTTGTCATTTGTCTACCTTCTTACATGTTTAGCATATTCTTGTAACGGTACATTCAAACGACGTGCCATTTCGACTTCGGCTTTTGTAAGCCTCACTTGCCGTTTGCGTCCAGAGCTTTCGCTTCTACCTGCGGGAGCTACAGTCTGCTGTATTCTACCTTTAGGTTCTGCTTCCTCTCCACCACTAAACTTATGTGGAAATTCAGCTCTTATACGTTTATCAATCTCAGTATAGTATGTTGGGTCATTTGTATCAAACCCTTCCTCTTCTACCAATCTCCTATGAATATTGAAGGCCACTAGAGTCATAGCCTCATCTTCGCCAAACCATTCATTCTTACCAGCCCAATCTTCTGCGGCTGGATCTGGTTGTGGTGCCTGTTGTGGTACTTGTTGAGGTTGCTGTAGTCCTTGCGGTAAAGGCGTTTGTTGATACTCAGTTGTTGGTTCGATAGACAATCTACCATTAGCTATCTTACTTTCTTCAACAGTTATCTTGTCGAGGATGTCTTGAGCTTTGGTAACTTTATCCCAATCTTGATCTTGGTAAGCAGATTTTAAAACCGCGTTAGCTTGCGCTCTTTGGGCTTTCAATCTGTTTTCAGCTTCAGATTGGTAATTTTCAGCGTATTGAGATGTATTTTGCTTCAGGACTTCATTCTCTGCCTGTAAGTTTTTAGCGTACTCGTATGCTGATTGAGCTGCGCGTTCTTGTTCGCGCATCTTTTTAGTTAAGGTTTTGATTCTCTTCTGAACATTTTTAGAATAATCTTCTAACTCGTCTTGCTCTTGATCAACTTTTGTCTCTTCTACAGAAACATCTTCAATCGGAGCCTCGAGCTGTTCAGCTTCGGAATCTTGCTCAACTTCGTCTAGTTCTACGACTTCGGTAGCTTCTTGTTCTTCCTCGGTCTGTATTGCTTCATTTTCTTGCATGATTTTTCCTCATGTTAGACACTAACGATATCGTCAGGGTCTTCTATTGTTGCAATGACTTCGTCATCGTTAATAATACGGCACTCTGCATCGTCACCAAGTTTGAACCTGGAACCAGCATATCTACCAATAAGTACCCATTGTTTTTCTTGGCACCATGGGGTACTGCCAAATTTGTTTTGATCGGCATAGCAAAGAGGACCCATTTTCACTACGTAGGCTACTACGGTAGCTAATGACTCTCTTTCAACAGTTTCCTTAGCTAAGACAATACCGCCTTTTGTTACTGCTTTACCCTTATAAGGCAATATCAGTAATCTCCAACCTGTCGGTTGA